TAGTTCTGGGATTTCCTTTATTTTAAACTTTGCCATGGCTCCTGCTTTCAGCCCTGGCACTCCCCCTAAACAACTAACGGAAATTGTTTTTAGCACCCGGTCATAATACGCCATCATAATATTTCCCTGCTCATTGATTTGTGCTTCGTTAAGATTATCATCTACTTTGTCATATTTCTGCAGGAGGCCCCATTTTTTGATTGTGGTATGGTCATTAAATATATAGGTATCTCCCAGACCAGTTTCTTTATTGGAACGGACCAGCTTTACCTGATTATAAGTATCTGAGTCTATATCAGATTTATAGGTATAATCCGTAATGACACTGCCATTGCCAATCAATATGTCTGACATCATATTGCTAGCCTCTTTTAAAGTCAGCTTTCCAAAATCATCAAAGAAAACAAATGTCTTACCAGTGCTGTTCTGGGTTACCATGAGACCATACTCAATAATATCCAGGCACTCTGTATTTTCCTTTGTCAGATAGGGTATCACTTTTCCGGTATCTTCTATTTCCCCTACTTGAAGCTGCATATCGCCTGCAATCTGACTTATTATCTCTCCCAGCTTTATATTGTTAAAGCTATAACTGGATTTGGCTTTTAGGTACCGAAGCTGGTCATATGCAGTGACAGAAACCTCACCGGAACGATTCTGTTCTATAATAAAAACAAAGCCCAGAAATATTTCCTTTCCATCAACGTAAAATAGTACTTTTGCGCCCTCTGTCAGATTAATTGGCTTATCCTGAAGAAACGTAAATGTAAGCTTACCTGCACTTCCGCCCCTATTTGTGGTATAAGTAACTTTCTGTGTGATGGGAGCATAATCGTACAAGGAATAAGACTCTTCATTATAAATTAAAAGTTTGTAGCTCATCCTGTCACCTGCAATTGATCTGCTTTCACCCATCCACGACTACCGCCTATTAATATGGGATATGCCCTGGAAGCATCTGGAATGATTCTCGAAACGGTTGTCGCCAAATTGTTGGCAGTTCCAGTTGGTTTATCTCCATAACTGCTGCTAAAATAGGTGCCATTTGCAATGACACTAGCCCCTACTCTAAGTTCAGGGACAGCAGATGCAGCACGTTCCTGTTCTTCTGATTGAGTGGTTCCCTCTGCCGGTAATTCTGCCGGAGGAAGTATGATCCTGATTGGCGCATAGTTTCTATATTCTTTAAACTTAATTTTATAATATATATCTCCAGCTTCTCCGCCTTTTTCTGTTGTTTCAAAGCTGTCAATTACCGCACTGATATTTGTATCGTACATGCGGCTTCCCCTTGCATCATATCGGCTGATTACAATATCACATACTTCCTTGTTATCCCTTGCATCAAGGATTGACTCCACGAGATCACCTGGTTCCGTCCAGTGGTGCCCGCACATAAGCGGATCATCACGATCCCCTGGGAAATAGGATTCCCAGGACACCTCCATTAAGGAGGGCAGCCTGGGAACAACAATTTCCCCAACGTCTAAAATATCATAGGTTTTATGATCAGCTGGGTAAGATATTGTATATTCTTTCGGGTTAACTGGAAATTCAATTGTATCGCCACCGATATCTGCAAAAAATTTATATTTATTTCGCATGATACCTCCTATCCTGTAACAACATTGCTGCTGGATGCATGCTGGATGCCTAGCACATTGTTTAATACATTAACCATAGAGTCAAGATCAGAGCCGGGTCCACCGTAATTATTTTGATTCACCGTTGCATTGGTCTGAGGAACTGTAAGGTTTACTAAGGCTACGTATTGACGCTCTGACAGATCTCTAAGGAGTTTAATATTCTCATCCGAAATATTGACATCCTGCTCAATCTTATCTACCTTGCCTACTTTTCCAACATTTGCAATATCACCTACTGCTGCACCCGCACCGATACCTCCAAGCAGTTTATCTCCGGAAGGTATTTTATCCAAGAGGCTATCAAGACTAAAGTTTGTGTTATCAATTTTATTTCCTAGAGAATTACCCTTTTTGCTCCACTCATCTGCGGTATCACCAGTATTTAATTTAGTCATACGTTCTATGGTATAAGCTTGTTCTCCAAACTCGTCATCGACCCATTCACTTAACTGATTCCTAAAACCTTTTACTCCATCTGCCATATTTGTTTTAAACACAGCATCAATGGCATCGGCTACGGTTTCTATCTGACTTAATATGTTATCAAATAATCCAAATAAAAGATGAGCAATGGCGGAAGCTGGATCATTCATTATATTGGCAAAAAATTCTGCAAAAATTGCAATTAAATTCCATAAATCTGCAATCATATTATACCCAACAGCATAGATGAAACCAAACACGTAACCAACCTTTTCTCCTATCTTCTCAAACGTGACACCAGCTTGCATAATTCCAAGAATTACTGCTCCTATCAGCAGTCCTATGATTACAAATGGCATCGCTGCCGCTAGCCAGCCAGATGCAGCTACTAAGCCTGATACTAATCCGAATGTTCCTGCTAAAGCAAATGCTAAGCCTATCCCCATTAATATTGGATATATATAGTCCCAATTTTCAACAATCGCATTGGCTCCGGCGACCAATATATCAACAGCACCAGAAGCAACATCACCAAGAAACTCAACGGCTCCTATAATTCCCTCTATCACCGTCTGACCAGTTTCACTGTTTAAGAACTCACTCATTTTATCCAGGACACCGTCTAAAGAATGAATTCCCGCATTCTTAATCAGATTCCAGGAGTCAGACCAGGTCATTGGCATGTTTTTAAACTGTTCATTAATTTGATCCGTAGCATTTAACAAGGAATTTTTAACAACTTCTGCTGTAATAACACCCTTATCCGCCAGTCCACTGATTTCGTCTACCGGCTTACCAAGATAATCTGCTATTGCCTGTATGGCATTAGGCGCACCTTTGAAAACAGTGTTTAATTCTTCTCCGCTTAAAACACCGGATGCCAAAGCCTGGCCAAGCTGTTCGGTTGCGGAACCAATCTCCTCCTGGCTGGCGCCTGCTATTTTAAACTGTTTACTTAAGTTTTCGGCAACAGCAACCACTTCGTCACTTCCAGAAAAAGCATTTCCCGCACTTTGGCCAAGCTTCGCTACAACATCAGCCGTATCAAGATAGCTGGTTCTAGACCTTTGTGCAGACCGGTAGATTTTTTCCTGTAGCGCCTCTGTTTCCTGTAAGCTGCTATTTGTATTATCGTTTCCCTGACCGCCTGCATCAATGGAAGGGGGATTAAACCCTTGATTCATAACACCTAGCCGGGCGGTGGACCGTGTCATTTGATCGGATAAGCTAAATAGTTCTTTTCCCATCTTAAAATTGGAAGCTACAGACACCACTTTTTTTAAGGTTGAAAAGAGGCCGACTGCTGATTTACTGGTTTCTTTCACCTTATTATTATGTTTGTCCTGGGCAGTTGCTGCTTTTTCGGTATTACCTGCAATTTTAATCAACTGTGTTTCCATACGATCGAATCCAGAAGATGAGATTTTATTGGAGGCTTGTCCAATTTCTTTCATATTTTCAATAACCGAATCCGCTGCTCCTCCAATGGATTTGCGCATGTTCGCTTCTGTTTTGTTCATGGTATCATCAATCCGTTTCATCTGCTTTACCGCAGAGTTACCAAGATCAAGAAACTTGTTGGAAGTATCTCCTATTTGCCTTAAATTTGCAATCACTGCACCAGTTGCTCCTCCAATGGACCGACGCATGGTCATTTCTGTTTTTACCACCGCATGATCGATGCGCTTCATCTGATTGACTGCGGCATTCCCAAGTTCAAGGAACTTGGAAAAAGACTCACTAAATTGATCACTTAATACTAAGGTTTCTTTTATCTCTCCCATAGTTCCTCCTTACTTTTGGGGCCGGCTCTTGATTTCTTTGACTGCCATCTGATACATAAGTATCTTTTCTTTTTCTGGAAGATCTGCGACCTCCCCGGGGAAGCGACCGTGATTGACTAACATGTAGTATGCAAGCTGCACGTCCATGTCTCCCCCGTTTAAGAGTTTTTTGCTTCTTCCAGCTTATCTTCCGCATCCTTCATTCCGTTTAATTCCAGAATTGCTTCTGACAGACGGTTATACTCTCCGATACTCAGCATCTGAGAAGGGACATCAAGAGGATCCTCTGTCCCGTAATATTTGCACATTTCCTGATTGCTAAAATCAGGTTCCTGAACACATGCAAGAACCAGCCTCTTTGTATACAGGAGATTGTCAAGCTTCTCTACAGGAGAACCATTGACACTCACTGTTTTCCTGCTCATACGTGCCAGCTTCTCATTATCTTTCTGAGTAATTGCTTTAATCACAAAAGGGACTGCTTTCCCTTCCTCATCCTTAAACCGATTGGATACAATAACCTCTTTGGTCACTCCCGCCATCACTGGCTGCAAAAATGCTTTTAATGCACTCATAATTTCTCCTATTCTCCTAACTGTGTTGGGGCTGTAAATGCGTTGAGAATCTCAACATTTGTGAAACTAAATGTAATATCCATAGTTAAAAATTCAGTATCCGCATCCAAGATGGCAATGGGGAGCTTCTGCAGCTTTACATTATATAAAGCTACGGTCTGGGAGCCAATGGTACTCCCTTCGTCCTCATTGGTGATTTGGAATGTGAAATAAGGAAGCTTCCCTGATTTTAAATATGTCTTTAACATATTTAAAAATTCCGGGGTTCCGTAATATACGGTAGCTGATCCTGTTAAGGAAACGCCAGATGTTTTTTTCTGGACAAGATTGGTTCCTACCACCTTAAAATCAGATTCCTGAAACTCAGCATCCGCCTGGAACTTCTTCAGGCCAAACATCTCTACATTACGACCATCGATTACTGCAAAAGCTCTACCAGCCTTACCATTTAAGGCATCACGCTCTAATAAAAATGACATACTCTACCTCCTTATTAATCTGTTAGGGTTGCTGTGATATAGATTTTCTCTACAGCAGCCACTGGTTGAATTGCAAGTGAAATTACAACAGAATTAATTGCCTCACCTGCTTCTATCACCACATCATCTGCAACAAAATTCTGAATTCCACCATTAGCCTGGATTTCATTTAAATATCCTACGATCCAAGCTTTAAGTAAATCTCTGCCTGAAGCATTATTCTGAATTTTACCTATGTAATTCTTAGAGAAATTCTCATAAATATCGCTTGCTACGGTGTCTAACGTTCGGATCACCTGATTCAGTGAAAATGCTTCTCCTTTATCTGGTGTATAGGTAGTCAGTGTGTTATTGTCGGATACGATTTTTACACTTCCAAACTCCTCAAAAAATACAATCTGACCTTTGCTTAAAGCATCATCAACTTCGGATGCATTCAGGCGAGGTGATACATTTACAGCGTCTGGATACTGTGCATATACCAGAGATTCACTATATTTTGCACCCGCTTCAGAGCCTCCAACCCACCAGGTTGTCTGATGAGGTGTAAGGATCGTCTCATCTGACAGCACTACACCATTTTTAACTGAGATAACTGCATCTGAATTGCTCTCAGCATCAGCCATGACAGCTTGACATTTTTTGCCCAGATTATCTCTCATACGTTTGATAAAAGCCACGTAAGCAGCTTGTACCGTTTTATCAGAACCATCATATATCACAATGTTAAAACGATGGGATTCTAGTGCTGTAAGAAAGGCGGAATGAGCAGCACTGCTTACAATACCATCAGAGCCTCCTGTGAGAGGGCTTCCTGCGCTAGCTGCTAATTTTCCTGTTCCAGAAAATACAACCCAATCATTCCCCTTTAGATCCGCAACGACCTTTCCAGTCTGAGTGTGTTTTATGGTTCCATCAACAACGGTCTGTACAGTAAAGCTTCCCTCATTATCCGGATCAGCAATAACAGAAATGGAAATATCATTTCCTCTTGTTCCGTTGTATTTTGCTGTAACGGTAAGTGGCTCCATGACAGCGGAGGCCTTTGTGGCACCTGTTGTATTAGGTCGATAAAGTAAAACCTTAACAGGCCCTTTTGTATGATCGGTTCCTTTAAAGATCTCTCTTAAAAATAATGCCTTTTTATTCGTAAGATCATATCCCATATACGGTGTAAAATCGTCACCTGTATGAATGGTCATAATTTCACCCTCTGGTCCCCATGATAACGGTTCACATATGGCAACAATACCTCTATCTCCCACACTAGCTGCCTGTTCCATGTTTGATTTAACATTTATGTAAACACCAGGCTGTTTTTTATTTTGACTCGTCCAATTTCCTCCGGCCATCTATGTTCCCTCCTATTTTTCGTTAAAATATTTATTTAAAATTTCTTTTGCTTCTTCCATGGTATACTCCTCTTTTGTTAGCAATACCCTGGCAAAATCCTGCTGGTATGCTTCAAATCCTTTGCTATGAATAAGAGAAGCTGTTTTATACTTAACTGCCATTTTCTTGTTTGTTGCCATACTGATTTACACCCCCTTTATAAGTCTCCAAAGATTCTATGAATGGTGTGTCATCCGAATAAGACATGGTTACTTTCATAGTAAACTGATAATGCAACTCTTCATTCTCAATCTTCCATCCCCGGTTGTAAGTCCGTAGCTTACCAGTTTCATAAGGAATGTATTCAAGTGTTTGCTCCAGCTTATCTGCAATGGACGCTAGCTGATTCAATTCATCCTGCCTGCCTTTTTCCCCCATAAAAACCACATCAAAGCTGATTTTTTTCATAAGACGACGTCCCATCCGATTTTCCGTCTCGACTGGCATAAGCGATAGAAAGAAACATGGAATTTCTGGCGTCTGATGACTTAGATTACTGTATACCTGAATATCCGGATATTGTTCTTTTAAAACTCCTTTTATGGAGCCTATTAACGTTTCAATGGTAAATGTCATTTAATATTCTCCTTTATCCGTTTATCAAACCCCTGTCTTCTTACCGATTCATACTGCTCTGCTGCCGCCTTCTTCACATACTTTCTTCCTCCTCTATTTGTTTTCCAAATTTCCCTTAGTTGGAATAATAAAATTATAAATCTGCTCTAGTAACTTTAACAGGACACGATTCGGACGAGGTCTGGCATTATTTAATCCAAAATAATTGCATCCGATCCAAACAGATAAACACTTAAGATATCAGTTACTTCCGAAACCCATCGTCGAATCGTTCGATCTGTGCTACATAGAATCTCTGCTATCTCCTCTTGAGTTACACCATCGATATAAAATAACTTAAAAGCTTTATACTTCTCAGGCGCATTTTTCCTTATTTGTTCCTCTTCCAAAAGTTTTAGACATTTATCAATATGGGCAATTGTAACACTGCTTCGTAGTTTGTTTTTCAAAATACTATTTAGGTAGATATCCTCCTCTAAAGATTTTGCTAATCCATTATGATTCATATCCGTTATTTCAGATACCTCCCCCCTCATGCTCTCAC